CAACTGCATTTGAAAAATTGTCAAAGTTGGCTGCAATTAAACTGTCTACTTTTGCTGCGATTGCGTTTCCAACTAATTGACCACTAACGCCAGTAATATCATTTGCATTAGATAAAACTGCTTCATCATGAACTGGTACTCTTATAGAAAACATATCAAGAGTGATTGTTTTCTTTGAACTATCTAATTGAGTAGCAGTAATTGCTGTTGTATCATGCTCACTGTGGGCAGCAACATCTGTGCTTGTTACTGTGTTTGATCCCAAGTTATAAACAGGGAATGTTATTGTATCTGCTCGATCTCGGTTCTCAACCATGACTAATGGTAAACACACATTTGCTTTACTAAAATGCACCATTGCATCAGCGAGAACCTCTGTTAATGACCCAGCGTAATTTGAGCTATCTCCAGCTGCCATTTTTTATCTCCTTTTAAAGATTTTATCCCATTGCTCTTGACTAATATGGCTAAATGTAGACTTTATTTTTGAAGGTGTTTTATCTCTTCCAACAGAAAGAGAAAATCCATCTTCAAAAGGTATTTCTTTACCATCTAACTGGTAAGACATCTCGCCATCTTTAGTGTTCATTGTTGTAACTCTTCCAGATGTAGGGTCTTTTACACCAGGCAAACTGTTTGCTTTTTTAGGCTTATTATTGGTTTTGTCTAAATGCAATTTTTACCTTGTTAAATATGCTTTCGCTTATTTTACCCTTTTGAAAATCTCTCGCAGCATCTAATAATCCATTGTTACCACTTGAGTAACCATGGGCATTATCAACTGGATTTGAATTATCAACTGATGGAACATTGGGTTTTTTGTTAATTAATTTTGAATGAATAACCTTCATTTGTTGATAGGTCATTCCCTTAAAAGCTTCCCTTTCTTCTTCTGGGAAGTCTAAAAGCATTTTTTCAGTCTCAGAACTTTCAAAAGATACAAATTCATCATATTTTGGTTTAATTTCATTTAATTGAGATTTTGTTTCCTCATACAA